GTTATATCCCCTACAGCATCGTTATAGTAGAAGCTACCACTCGCACTCAAAGCACCGCCTGAGTTGCAGTTAGCTGGTGTGGCTACTGTCCCATTAGACGCATAGGTAAAAGCCCCTCTAGTGTAAGCAGATACGAAGTCATTGGACTTATTAGTCACAGTCCACAGTACGCATCTAGCAACTATTAAGTCCCTATCGTCTGTGTTCTTAACGACTGCCCATACCCAGGCACCGCCAAGGACAACGGCAGGCAGTTCCATAACATAAGCCGTTTGATGAGCCTCGTTCTCGTGGTAAGCCTCGGTTTCCTCTACAGCGTAGACTTTTAGCATAAAGTTCTCTGTTACACTAGCACCTCGTCCTGTCTGTGGGTCTCTTATTACACCTTCCATTATGTTCCTCCTTAGCTATTTATTTCCTTTAATTCATCTTCACTCTTCTTGGCAGTCTCATTAGCTTCCTTTAGCTCGCTGAGTATCTGCCTAAGTAATTCATCTATCTTCACATACTCACCTCCTATTATAAACCAGTCAGAGCCATCACAGATGATAGCTATGTACTGGTACTGTAATGCTATCACTATTGACTTCTCTCCATCTATTGTTTCAGCAGTAGCATTACCTTTTACAGTCACCGTATGCCCTGTGCTATCCACCTTCTTAATATAGTATATCTTATGAGTGCTAGTAGAAGCGGCTGGTAAAGTTATAACTATGTCAACCGAGGTGGCATCTACTAATACTACCATCTCATTGCTAAGAGTAAAGCTGGCAGTTTTAGATGATGTCCTAAACTGACCACTATATATGTAAGACACAGAGCCAGGAGGTATGATAGGAGCTCTCTGCTCAAAGTCCTGTCCAGTTACAGCTATACCTGAGCCGACGGGAACATCTACTGGTCTGCCAGTCTTCTTACGACCCACCGAACAAACCTCCGAAGAACCTGATAATAGGGCTCTTCCTAATTCTCTCTATAACCTCACTACCGAAGGTCTCACCTCTTTCTTCTCTCACCAACCTGACTTGGCTCAACCTCGACAGGAACCCAATAGGCGATATATCTCTCCTTTCCTCTCTCACCAACTTGACTGGGCTCAGCCTCATTGGGAGCCAGATAAGCGACATCTGTTCAAGAAGACCAACCTCAGTCCTTCTAGCTCCACCAGGAGTAAATATCGGAGGAGGCTCAATTACCCCTTCTTCTAAAGACTGACGTAATCGGCTTAACTCACCTTCCAACCTTCGTTCCTCCTGCCTAGCAACCTCCTCTGATGGTAATCTTATAGGAGGAACAGGCTGTTCAGGTTGAACTAGCTCAGCTCTAACAGCAGCCTCTGCTATCTCAATGGTGTTACTGACATCTCCCATCATCACCTGCATCCTAAGCATACCAGGTCGGTAGATATGGCGTATGCCAGTTACTCTAGTTAAGGCTTCGTAAGGCTGGATAACAACTCCAGCTACCTGAACTAGTCCCCATCTAGCATTGGCAGCAGCAGGAGTTCCAGACGGCACAGCTCTCATTGAGATGTAATCGTCATCAGCAAAGGCAACCCTATCCACTAGATTGCTACCAGTAGTAGCAGTACCAGATATAGTAACTTTAACAGTTGTAGGACAGCCATTCTTCATTACTGTAAACACCCAAGACTTACCAGCTCCAGGTGCTACAGATACTTCTACATATAAGGTACTAGTAGCTAGATGCTGAGCTAACTGCCACACATTCTTTTCAGCAGTATCCCAAGCTCGAGTATTACTGTGCAGACCGTGATAGGCAGTTGCCCCAGTATTTAACGCTGACTGCCAACCACCAACAAACAGGCTCTCAGCATTATCATCTGGGTCAAAGGCAAACCCAAAGCCAGCGTTTACACTATTGGTTGGTGAGTTTAGTGGAGTTATATGCCACGCTACAAGGTCGCCAGTAGCAACGGTTATCTCGTCTGAAGTATTACTACCGCTAGTACCAGCGCCAGATATAGTTATAGTTAGAGCTGTAGGAGAACCATTTAGGTAGAGAGTTAGTCTCCAGCCTTCAACCCCAGTACCAGGATTATTACTAAGAAAGAGTCTTAAGTCTTTTATCTTGCCAGGAGCCGCAACATACTGCCTTACATCAGCCAAGGCATATACGTGGGGATTAGAGCAAGCCCCAACAAGGGAAGCATAACCAGCTGCTTCAAGCCTTAGCCAAGGTCCGCCTGCATTGAAGTATACGCTTTCGCCATCTACAGTAGGAACAAACTCATAACTGAAAATAGCATACCTGTTTGGTCCTGCTCCGCCAGTAGGAGCGCATCCTATAAGCAATCTATCGCCAGCCGCTATACTTACATCATTAGTTAAGTCTTGCGCTTCAGTTTCTCCAGAGCCTATGGTAGCTGTCTGGAGAGTGTCAGAACCATTCTTTCTAGTAGTAAATACGAATGTCTTGCCAGTGGGAGGAGCAGTCGGGTCGCCAGCAGCATTGAGAAGTATCAGTCTAAGACTCTTTAGAGTACCAGCAACAGCAAAGAAGGTAGTATCAGCTTCGCCTATATTAGGAAAGTCTTGCCAGTTACTCGGTCCGCCATCTATCCGCAGATACTCGGTAGTAGTATCGTGTAGTGCGTTCCAGACATTACCTGATATTATCTTCTGCTTTGACATTACAGTCCTCTTGAGTCCCTAACCTCTATCCTATCATACAGCTCCAGCTGGCAGTCGTGCGGAGCATACATTCTGCCTGCTAGTACTTCCGCCTCAGCTCTAGCTAGTAGTGCAGCTGCCCTAGTATCTGCCTGAGCCTTCGTAGTTAGCTCAGCAGCAGGCACTAGCCTTCTAATAGTATCATAAGCATCTATCTCAGCCTGGTCAGTAGCTTCTCCAGCTTTAATATCAGTCCATAAGCCATCTGCACCTGGGTTAGCAAATACTATCACATCATTAGGTATCAGCACATTATTGCGCTCTATATACTCATAGAAGTATGGAGCTTGACCTGAGTAGTAGGTTATATCTACAGAGTCAGTTGATTGAGAATACTTAACCTCCATCTCTAGACCAGCCTTAGAGCGCAGATAAGATTTAGTTATATTTATGAGACGGTAGAGCAGACCTCCTGCTGACTCAAAGGGCTGTTGGTTAATTAGCAGAGTAGGAATCTCATAGGTATTTATGATGCTATCATCCTCCACAAGAGCAGCTAGTGTCCAACCAAGCTCGGACTCTATGATTGTCTCCATAACACTGTAAGGAGTAACAGCTGTGAGAGTTCCTGATTCATCTCGGTAGTATGGAGGATTACCTATTCTCATAGGTAGCTCCCCAAGCTTAGCCCACATACCTTCCAACTCCAGTAGCATTACTCTTTTGCCCTGAGCAGATATCTCCTGCTGATGCTTAACCCAGAGGCGAGAAGTTTGGGAGTACTCTCCAGTGCCACTAACTACATAGCCATAGCCGATTTCAGTCCAGTAGCCTTTCAGGTTAGGTATAGACCTATCATCATTGCGCAGGATGACAGATGCATACTCATTGTAAGGCTCTTCCTGATGGTCTATGAGTAGGATGCGTCTGTCCTTCTGGTCAGAGCCGTAGTTTTCGGTAGCACACCCATCTGCGCTAGTGAATACTAGATAGACATACGGAGTATTACTAGCCGCATTCTGCTCGGTAAGTAAGTTAGCTGATATAGACCTCATACTACTTCCTCTTTTTCTTATGCGGATGCTTTGCCATTTTACTGTATAACTCCAGCCGCCTTTAGTTTAGTCCTTAGCCCGTCAGCTTCTACCTTCAAGCTAGTTATTTCGGCAGCTAAATCTCTAGGCATTTCTGATAAGTAAGCGTCTAACTTTTGCCTGCCCATATTTATCCCAGCAAGCTCGGCATCGGTTACTGTGTCACTGTCTATTGGAACTATTCCTTTTGGTGTGTGAAATTGTATAATCATTATGCTGTCCTATATAGTATTAGACTGGAAAAAGCTGCCTTATAACCAGATGAACTGCCATTCTTCCCATCCACATCTAATTTAAGGGTTTTTAAGCCATCAGTTACGACGATAGACACTTGGGTAAGGACGTTGTTACTTGAACCACTTCCAGAGTAAGTGTCGACACTGGCGACTTCTACAGCGTCAATATAGAAGTCTATAATACCACCGTCACTTCCTGTTCCATATAGAAAGTAAAGTGTATATGTGCCTGTTGCCAGATACACTTTATAACTTATATTATCGCCATCGTCTGTGGTAGTATTCTGAACAACAAGATTGCCAATTCTCCCTGTGTCAACCCCAATAGTCCAAGTGCCTTGCCCTATTGAGCTATAAGCAATCAGGGAGATTGTAACATGACCTTCCCCTGCACCAGCAGCTACATCAGCCCAAACTGGGTCATTGGCTCCTATCTTAAGAAACTGTCCATCTGTGCCCTTAGCTAGTCTAGCTAGCCCAGAAGCATCATGAAAGAGTACGTCTCCCCGAGTAGTTAGTGCTACCGCAGCTGGATTTAGTGCAGCATCAATATCATCAGAACCACCAGAAACATGACTGGCTTCGTGTGCCTGAGGTGCATTACTTCCAGTTACATCTGCACCAGCAGCTACATTTATAAGTGTTAGTAGTTCAGCCACAGTCATAGCAGCTATATTGCCTGCAGCCTTCCTACCTAGTATCCGAGAGGCTGCTACAGCTAGAGCGGCAGGCATATCATCAGAATTGGCAGCTAATATAGTATTGGCATCAAACAGAGCTTTCAGTACAATGGATGCGGTATCTACCAGAGTTGCATCTGAAATCTTACTGTTCAAATCAGATAAGGTATCTGCATCGTGAGAGCTGCCTCCAAGTGCGTGAGCTACTATCGTGACTGTCTGCTGCAGGTTCCCACTGGCATCATAGACGCCCATCTTGCTACCATCAGTAATTAAGCAGAAACCAACCCCAAGAGATGTATCCTTAGGTATAAGGCGTCTTGCAGTCCCGCCACTAGGAGTTAGGTAGAGGTTAACTGTTCGGGCACTGCTATCAGTATTGACAAGGATAATTGCAGATACTACATCAGCAGAGTCAGCAGTATACAAGTCGTCAATAGTATTAGCTAGTTGCCCATCAGCTAGTTGCTTAATAGCATTATTGTCTAAGCCGTGCAGAGTATAGTCTACTACAGTAGCTGCTGATGCATCTCCTCTTATTTTATCTCCATTGTCAAGTGCTATCAAGCTAACCTCCGAGAGCTAATATTAGAGGCAGAGTCGCTACCACTGCCTCAGCGTCTGTGTACTTAGTGTGGTGAGCATCAGTTGGTGCATCGGATAACTCACTATGAGCTCTAGTACTATGAGAGCCTAGGGTATGCGCTTTAGGAGTATGGTCTTGAACCTGAGCTTTGGTAGAACCTTCCAGTAGCTGGGAGTCCTCTGCGTCATCTACAACTCCGCTATTGCCAGTATCATAGACTGACTTAAGCATATCGCCACTGCCAGCAGCTACAGTAACTTCGGAGTCATCCTCCAATACTAATACTAACTGGTCTGAGGCATTAACATATACTAAGTCAACCTTCTTGTTAGTTCCGTCAGGGTCTACTAAGGATACTACTCCGTCCTCCAGCACAATGGCTCTACGATAGGTAACTCCATCCTCAGTAATCTCAATATATGCTTTATCTTTATTGAAGGTTATAGTCATTCTCAATCACCTTTGTAGTTATAAGTGTCCCCCGTAGCTTCTTCAGCAAATGGAGTATTCGGAACAAACTCAACATAGATGAAGTCTGGAAAGAGAGCAAGGATTTCTACAACAGTAGGGATGCTTAGTTCACTCTCGTGGAGTATCTGAATCGTATATCCTGAAGCCTCTAAGATACGACGTAGAGTGTACTTGAGCTTCAGCTTTCTGAATATCTTATTGACTTCTGGTCTAGCTGTAAGTTCACTCCAAGCCATAGTCACCTCCTTATGGTATGGCTAATTCTGCGTCTATATCTGCTTCAGCCTTAGCTATGATTGCTAGGTTTCTTGCTGGCAGTTCACCTCCAGCCATGCCAGGCGGAGGAACTTTGGCTCTCTCTATAAGGTCTAGCAGTTTCTCAACCTTTGCTGCATCCATTGTAGTTCTCCTTGATACTTTATTTTAAGCAAAGTCAGGGTCTAGGCTATAGCAGAAGTAATACCTAGCAACTCCATTATCGTAAGATACTCGGAGTCCTAAGTGGAAGGGTATTGGCTTAGGGAAGGTAATTTGCCACAGACCACCTGAACTGGTCTTAGGCTCAAACATCTTACCAAGTGAGAATGAACCACTGTCATATGCCCAACTTAGTCTATCACGATAGGACCTAGTGTCTGTTACTCCTCTGGTATTATACATATCTTCTATAGTGCCGTAGGAGTTACCCCAAGCAACATAGATGATTCCATATAGCAGACCAGGGCGAGCATCTGGGAACTCAGCTAAGAACCGTGTTTTCTGGGCATCAGTCCAAGTTCCTGCAGCTTTAACCTCATCAGAGGCAGTTGCACCGTCACCACCTATCCAAGCTACACCTGGGTTATCAGTAGTTACCTGTCTATTATTAACCTCATAGTATCCTCTGGGACCTACCCATACAGATGCAACTGGCACACCTTCTATGACATTTATACTCCCACCAGTAACATTTACAGGCAGTGGTGAAATCTGAGCAGCTGGAGTTGGCGCTCCTCCAGTAATTATCTTTACTGTCATTATGCTCCCCCTCCATAGTATATTACTTCCAATAGGGCATCTGCCGCAGTGTCATCTATGGCTAGAAAATTCTCCAAAGCCTGCTTCCCCCAGACCTCAATGATTCCGTTCTCAGCAAGATACATACCTTGAGAAGCTGTTGGAGCACCGCCATCTACCCTCCAGCGACAGTCGCTCTCCTGGACTTGAATCTGAGCATAGATGATACCTGGCTTTGCAATTTGTGTGGCGGTAAGACCAGTCCCACCAGAAGCACTAATGTCAGCTATCTGTTCTCTGCCTAGTACTCTATATATTGCTTGGTCTATCATACTTACCTCCCCAAGTCTAATGCTTTACCTGTCTTATCTCTTGCCATTCCAAATGCTCTACCAGCGCATGCTTTCTGGTCAGCGCCAGGCTCCTTCATACATTGTTCTATTTCAGCACTGACAGCAGATTGTATCTGAGTGTCAGTTGAATCTTTAGTTAACCTCTCCATTGCTGGGTTAGGCATAGTTATCCTCCTAAGGTAGCTTCATATCAGCAGCTATCTTCTCCATTATACCTTTGACATAGCGCTCCATAACGTCCTTTATAGCAGGGAACATATCCTCAAGATGCCCATTCTCATCAGCCTTAACAACAGTGTACGGCGTACCACTACCATTCTTAGCAGTTATGTCAATAGTATTGTTGTTCTCCCACTGTATATCTATTTCTATTCTGTTAGGTAACGGCATATTGCTTCTCCTATGGAGAGGGAAGACTGCTCCTCCCTCTCCATACTATATCTAACCACCGCCAGCTATTTCTGGCAGGTCAAGAGCCACCAGACTTAGGCGGCTAAAACCTCCAGCAGTGATACATACTCCAAATATCTGGTCTGTATTGCCTCCAGATACCATACCACAGCCGTCAGAGGCTCCGCCAATACTAACTCTCTGTCCCTTGACCATAGCTGTAGAGCCATCAGTCTCAAAGCCACAGATACCCTTATACTGAGCCCAGAAGAATTGAGCCTGAGTCACACGGCAAGCGGGAATCCCGACAGCAATGAAAGTCTGACCACCTGCAGGAACTACCTTGCAGCCGCGGCTAGTTGACTTCCTACTACCAATAGGATTAGAATAGACACTGACTCTCCTAGCAGTACTAATACCCTTAATCAGCGCCCGCCTCAGAGTGAAGACACAGGTAGCACTGCCAGACGCAGCAGGATGACTCTCTATCTGATACGTAAAGCCTTTCTCTGCACTTGCGCCAGCTGGTCCTTCTACGAATAGCCATCCGTTCTCAAACTGATTGGCTACAATCGCTCCAGTTCCGATAGTGAGGGTAACAGTTGTGTCACCTATGGAAGCAGCAGCTGGAACAAGACCAGTCATCTGACCATCCTCAGAGTTCTGCTGAACCATTCTGCCAGGAACTAGGGTATTACCACTGTTATCGTTCTGAGCATAGCGGAAATCCCTACCAGTACCCTCATCGTATTCAGTTCCGAGAGGATACTTCTGAAGAGTATCAGCTACATAGACGTCGGGAAAGGCTATGCTCTTCAGACTAGCATCCTCAGGATTAGCGGGTAGATATAGTACTCTACCATTACTCCTTCTAATATCGTACTCTATAGACATTTTACTTTACTCCATTTTGTTAAGCAGATAGTTTTATTCTGCCTCATCTGCTCTACCTGACTGGACAGTGCAGTCATCGCCACTAAATAGTTATCGCCACGTCTTGGATGTCAAAGATTCTTCCTAGGCAGAAGCTAGAGCCAAGCAGTAAGGTGGAGTAGTTAACCAGCCTAATTCCGCCAGCATCGTAGTCTTCCAGTTCAGGAAATCTTACTAGCTTGTAAAGATCACCAAGACCTTCAGTTCCACCGTAGGCGTAGGTTAGACCAGGCTCCTGGTTCATCACGTTACCATGCTTGATACCGAAGATGGAGTAGACCTTATCACCAGAGACATAGAGTGCTCGTGCATCTGAGCTTCCACCAGTTCCAGTGTCGTCGTCCTCAGCTACGAGGTAGTCAGTCCTGATGATAGGAAGACCGTCCCAGAACAGTACTCGCTTGCCGAGGTCATTGTAGCCTAGGGTTAGGAAGGCAAGGTTAGTAGTATTGGCAGCTGCTTGTAGAAATCCTCGTTCCTGATAGGCAGCATCCATTCTGCGGATAACTTCAAAAGGTGCCCAGAGCTCATCTACACCTTGCTTCATCTCGTCTATCATTATTCTTAGGAAGGCGAGACTAAGCCCTACATCTCCATTATCTATGTTCTTAGGGTCGTTGCTACTGCCAGCAGTATATGGAGAACCGTGTTCTGCCGCTAGTGCATGAATACCATCGAACTGCTTAGTGGAGGTATAGGTATTATCAGCATAGATTATCCTAGCTCCAATCTTCCGCCTGAGTCCTTTCTCAGACTCCAGAAGCTTCCGTGCTTCGTAGTTGTTGTAGGTTCCGTAGATACCTTGGACATAGTGGTCAAGCTTCCGTTGGATATAGCAAGTGCGAAGAGTAGATTCCTTCTCATCGTAGTCTACATCCTCAGTCCAAGATAGTTGCTCACCAATACTTATATCATTTACTGCAGCTTCTATAGAAGCTACTGCAGCTGGTTGCTCTCTCAACCACTCTATCTTGAGTCCGCTATGAGCCGCCTGACCTACGGTAAGCCTATCAATAGGATTGTTGCGTTTGATGTCTTCCTCAAAGACACCAGGAATTTTCATGGACTGGGTCAGCTTCTGTGCCGCCGCTAGATTATTCCAATGACCTCCACTTTCCGCCATGCTAATTCTCCTTGATTAGATTTCTAAGTTTGAGGTGCGGCATTTCTCACTCCACGCACAGGTGTAGTTTCTAGTATCTTAGCTGCTCTCTCTATATCAGTCTGGGGAGCAGCTTCTCCAGTTCCGCCACCTATAGCGTAAGGTCCTACACCGCCTCCTCTAGCTGTAGATACAGCCTTTAGTGCTTCCTCAAAAGAGTCAAGCTGTGATATATCTTTGTCTTTGATAGTATCTTCGGTTACTCCATATTTTAGTACTAGAAGTGCCCGACGATGCTCTAGAGCACTAGCTGTTAGTGTCCCTATACTGCTTACTGCAGTCTCTAAATTCTGCTTGACCTTCGCAGCATCCTCATCAGATACTGCACCCGACTCACGGGCTTGCTCGTTCTCCTTGATTTTAGCGTTTAGATTGGCTATCTCTTGCTGAGCATTAGACACATCAAGTTTGGCAGTATCTATGGCTGTCTCGTGAGCTGTCTGTTGCTGAGCCAGTTGCCCTTCTAAACTCTTCTTGGAAGCGATTAAGTCAGACTCAGGCACAACCTTCTTGCCATCGAGGTAAGTTGCACCATCCTTAACTTCTACCTTAGGAAGAGTAGGAGTTGTTGGAGTCGGGTCTCC